CGCTCACTTCTCGGGGGCTCGGAGTTGTTCTTGGAGACCTGGCCGCGCTCGGGTTTGATGCGCGATGGGGAGTGCTTTCTGCTGCCGACGCTGGGGCCTATCACCTGCGCGAGCGCATCTGGATTGTGGCCTACGCCCGTGGCATCGGATACAGGACAGCGGAAGAAGAAATACTCGCAGGGAGGAACTGCCTTGAGCTTGGCGGTGCGGCTCTACCCGACACCGACGACGCAGGGCATGAACGGCGGCAGCAATTCCAGAAACGCAATCGCCAAGCGCGGCGAGGAGCCGTACCACCTTGGCCCGCTGAACCCGGAATGGCTCGAATGGCTGATGGGATGGCCAATCGGGTGGACCGCGTTGCAGCCATTGGCAACGGACAAGTTCCAAGAGTGGCGGCTTGCGCATGGCAACTCTTGTCAGAGGGAAACACATGAGCGCTGAGAGCTACAAGACCTGGGTCGAAAAGAACCCCGAGCGTGCCGCGAATCGCTGGCAGGAATGGAAGGACCGCAAGCCCGAAAAGGCGTCGGCAGCGTACAAGAAATGGTACGAGGCTAACAAAGACACGGCGCGCGTGCAGAAGCGTGAAGTGATGAAACGGCTTCGCGCTGAGAACCCAGAAAAATACAACGCGCAATCTGCGGCGGCTAGAGCCAGGCAGCGCGAACAACTACACGAAATGTACGGCCATGTTTGCACACGCTGCGGGTTTGATGACAAGCGCGCTTTGACTCTAGACCACATCAACAACGACGGCAATGTAGAGCGCGCCGAACTTGGCGAGCGCGGCGTCTACCGGAAAGCCCGCAAAGAACACCAGCCGCAGCATTACCAAATCCTTTGCATGAACTGCCAATTTATCAAGCGGACTGAAGTGGCAGCAGCAGCATGGCAAATCTTGACGGAGCAACAACAATGACCCCCTCCCCCCATCCCGCAGAGGCGCAAGAGCGCGAGGCACCGAACACGCCGGAGATGAAAGCGATCGGCGCTTTCCTGGCGGCCATGCACGAAAACAATCTCGATGGCGCGAAGGTCCGCGAGGCGATGGAATGGGCGCTCGGACGCGCATCCAACGCCCCCGCAACATCAAGCGGAGATGCCCCCGATCACATCTGGCTCGACCTGGGCGACGCTCCGGATGGCGTGCCGTTCCGCGAGTTGCAGGAAGTGACCTGGAGCGAGGACAACGCCAGCGGCAAAGGCATTCGTTACGTGCGAGACGGCCTTGCATCCCACGCCCACGCCCCCGCCACCGCGAGCGACGGCATTGAATGCTGGGCCACGCACCACGACGAACCGATGCTTTTCCCAACGTTCGACGAGGCGCTGGCGCACTGCGACGAGGACGAGCAGCCGATTCGGATGGTGCCCGAAGCCGCGAGCGGTGAGGCGGAAGCTGAGTCCTTCCTCGAAGTTGCTGATGTGCAGGACGAGAGCGGTATCAACACCTACTACTCGCGCGAACTGGTCCTGCAATGCATCGACGCGGCCCTCGCCAAAGCCAACCCCGCAGCGGGTGAAATAACGGGAAGCTGCTCCCCGTGTCTTGAGCAGCAAACTGGAGTTAGAACCCATGGAAGAAGCGACGAAAACAGCAATCGAGGCACTTACCAAGAAAGCACAGGAGGCGGACACGCCGGGCGATGCGATGCAACTCGCGCAAGCGGCCTTGAATCTGGCGCACGCCTACGCGGTGATGGCGAACGCGGAAAAATCGTAGCCGAAGGGTTGGCTTCTCAAGGGGCCAACCCCGCAGCGGGCGCGGAGCCGGTGGCGTGGCGGAATCCTGTGCGACGCTTCTACCCGAACTACACACAGCACGAGCGGGACTTCTACAACTTCGGCTTTGAAGAAGGCGTTGCTGAAGCAAAGCACCTGAATGCAGTCGAGGCAGTTGACGCCCAGCGCAAGCAAAGCGAAAAGCGCAGCGGGGAGGAAGGGAAATGACCAAGGACGAAGCCCTGAAACTCTGGCTCTCAATCTCGATCCCGTTCACGGGCTCGCTGGCCGCATCGCTGGTGAAGTTCGCCGAAGCCATCACCGCGCAGCAGCATTTCTGCGAAAAGCCCGCTGCGCCTGCCGTGGTGCCAGGTGGTGAATTGAACATGGTCGAGACGCACCCCAACTACGTAGCAGGCTTCAAGGCCGGGCATGCTGCCGGAAAGCTGCGTGCGCCTGCCGTGGTGGAGTGGCGCCCGATGAGAACGGCACCGACGGACGGAACGGCATTTCTTGCGTGTATGGAAGCAAGTGACATCCCGCATGCCATGCGATTTAGCAAAGACGGACGCCTCGCTCTGACGTGGGACGGCTTCATTGTTGCCGATCACGATTGGCCCAAGCACTGGATGCCGATTCCAACCCCACCCGAAGGAGCGCAGCGATGACGCTCGTGCCGACAATGAATCTTCGCTTTTACGAGCGCATGGTGACCGTGCCCGACCGTCGAATCGGCGGCGGCGTTTTTGCGCAGCCCCAACTCGTTCTGCAGCAAATGTTCCTCCATGGCGACAAGCAAATTTGGCAAGACGTTCCCACCGTACGGCCCCAAGGAGCGCAGCGATGAGCACCAAGGAACGCGAGGCGCTGGCCCGCATCGTTGCAATGGACCCCGAAGGCAAGCGCGCTGACGACCTTGGCGCTGCTGTGCGCATCGCACGCGCCGCGCTCGACGCACCGGTGGCGTCGAGCCAAGACCGAGCCCTGCAAGCCATCATCAACGCCAGGGACACGGCAGAGATGCGGCGCATTGCTACGCTGGCGCTGGATGGGAACGCGCCCACACCAAGCGCGCCGGAGTTGAGCGACGCTGACATAGCGCACATCGGCCACCGCAAGGCATGGCGCTACAAGCACAGCAGCGACCCGAACCACAGCAGCACGTACACGTTCAACAGGGCGTGTTTGATTGCGTTCGGTCGGGCCATCCTGGCCGCAGCCAAGGCCCAGGGAGGTGGCGAGCATGGCTGATGACCGCGTAACCTGTGCCGCGTTGGTCGCCTACGGACTGGCGGCGATCCTGACCTTCGGGCCAGCCTTTCTTTCCGCCCTCGACGCCGAGAAAGCAAGATGCAAGACCAATGCGTGGTGCATGCCGGAGGAACCAGCCGTCTGCGGCGCGATACTAGCCTCGGCCGCGTGGCCGCTGTACTGGTCGGTGCAACTTTCCCGTGCAGCCAAGGAACCCAAGCCATGACCGCACCCGAAGCACTGCCGGAGCCCGACTTCAGTTTCGACTGCGACCAGACGCCTTGCTACTACGCCGAAACCTTGAAAGCCTACGGCGACGCCCGCGCAAAGGCGGCGAGGATGGAGGCCATTACGGTCTCCCCCGTCATCCTCTTCGAGCATGAGGACGGCAGGTACGCAGTTGCCGCCGAAGGATTGCAGGACTTCACCAACGGCGATCCGAAGTGGCACCGCCTCGGCCCTGTGGAGGTGGTGCGGCTGGGCGGGAAGGGGGCGGCGTGAGCGCCCTTCCCTTCCTCTCCGACGGCGAGGTGGCGCAGATCTGTGAGCCGCTGGTGATGCCGGCCGCCCAGTGCCGCTACCTCTCCCGTCTTGGCCTGATCGTCAAGCGCAAGCCCAATGGTCGGCCGCTGGTCGCGCGCGGCGAGTTCGAGCGCGTACTGGTGGGGCGCCAGCCCGAGACGGTGCAGAATTCCGGTCCCGGCCAGCCCAACAGGGCCGCCCTCCTGCAATTGATCGAGAGCCGCCGTGGGAAGAAAGCGTAAGGACAGCAGCCAAGGCCTGCCGCCGCGGGTCTACCTGCGCCATGGCACGTTCTACTACGTGCACCAGAACGGCAAGTGGGAGAACCTGGGCCGTGACCTGGCCGCCGCCAGGAAGCGCGCCGAGCACTACAACGACCCGACCGGCACGTACGGGACCATGACCTGGTTCCTCGATCAGTTCATCATTCACTGCGAGCAGCGTGTCGCGGCCAAGGACCTGTCCCAGCGAACGCTGGACGACTACCGCGGCGCGCTCGACTACCTGAAACCCTACTTCGGGGCGATGCTGCCCACGGAGATCGGCGCGCACCACGTTGTCGACTACCTGGACATCGGCATGAAGGCTGAGCGTCCGGTGCGCGCCAACCGGGAACGGGCGTGCCTGTCGTCGTGCATCACGTGGATGCTTTCCACCAACCAGGGCGGCATGACCGGACGCAACAACCCGTGCATGCGCGCGGCCGGCGTGAAGCGCAACAGCGAGACCGAGCGCGACCGCTACGTCACGCACGAGGAATATCAGGCGGTCTACACCCACACCAGCCGCGCCGTGCGCCTGATGATGGAGCTGGTTTACCGAACGCTGCAGCGTCCGGAAGTGGACGTTCTTGCATGGACGCCGGCCAACCGCATCAGCAAGGCCGGCGCGCCCGTACTGCGCTTCGTCCAGAGCAAAACCGGCCGGCAGATCGATATCGCCCTCACCGGCCGGCTGGCCGAGATCATGGGTCAGGCCATCGGCGCGGTGCCAGTGCTGCACCAGCCGATCGTGCACACCCTGGACGGGACGGCATACACCTACGACGGCCTGTCGGCCATGCTCAAGCGGGCCCAGGACAAGGTGCGCGAGAAGGTGCCAGCGCTGGCCGGCATGAAGTCTTTCGGCTTCCGGGACCTGAAGGGCAAAGGCGCCACAGACATGTGGCTGGCGGGCGAGCCGATCGAGCGAATCCAGTTGCTGTGCGGCCACAAGTCGAAGGCGACAACCGAGAAGTACATCAAGGCACGGTGGCAGGAAACGGCCGCCCCCAATTCACTGGATATTGGAAGACCGCCAATAAACCCGCCAATATCGGCCGTGAAATGACAAGAGCCCGCTACCAAAAAGATAGCGGGCTCTTGAGTGCCTATGCGGCTTGTGGGTGGCTCCCCGACCTGGGCTCGAACCAGGGACCTACGGATTAACAGGCCACTGGTTGAATCGGCCCGCAGGCCGCATGAATGCTCACTTTCAGCACGTCCAGTTTCCAATACTTTGCAGTCCGTGGCTCAATTCCCGTCAGAGGGAGATCGCCGGACAAACCACTGGATATTGGACGCTGAATCAAGGCACCGTCAGCCCGTCGTACTGCCTCTCGCACGCCAGGCCGGCGATCTTCAGGGAATCGGCGTAAGCAGCGACTCGTTGAAGAGCCGTGTCGTGCCGGCTGAGCACGACGGTGAGCATTCCGAGGGGATCGGGATCATCGACGCCCGCGCTTCGTCCGGCAGGCTTGGGATCGCTGCCGGCTTGACGCTTGGCGGCGGCAACGAGGGTGGCGACGCGCTGGCGCAGCTGACCAGCAGCATCGGAAGCAGCAGCGGCAGAAGCCTGCGCGGCGAGAGTTTCGGACTTGGCATCTTCGACGACCTTTCGTGTTTGCTCGACCCGGCGCGCTTCCTCGGCCCGGGCCTGCTCGCTGGCGGTGCGGGCTGCGGCTTCGGCGGTGGCGCGGTATTCGGCCAGCACGGTCTCTGCGCGGGACATGCGCGCCTTGGCGTTGCTCACGCGCGCTTCCTGGCTGAGGAACAGCGCCAGCAGCGTGGCGGCCGCGGCGAGCCACCAGGCCTTGCCGGCGACCCAGGACCAGATCACGCGGCCCCCGTGAGGTTCGACGCAATGCGCCGGGCCCAGCCGCGCCCGAAGGATGGCCAGGTCGGCAGGTCGGCCATGAACTGCAGGCGGTAGCCGTTGAAGCGCGGCGCCAGCGTCGGGCCAGCACCAGCGGCCGCGGCCAGGGTTGCCGGGCCGATCACCCCATCATCCGCCACGCCGGCCGCGCGCTGCAACCACTTCGCCGCCTGCCCCACCCCGCTGTTCACCGCGGCGTCGAACACGTCGAAGCGTACCGACGAGGGCAGCTGGTCGGCCTTCACGGCATCCCAGTACAACCGGCGGTAGATTGCCTTGGCCGCCTCGACCGGGAGCGATCGCATGTCGCCGGTGTAGCCGTTGGCGCGTGCGACGCGCGCCGTGACGCCCCACATCGTTTCGCCCCCAGGGTCAGACGGGTGGAAGCTGTAGCCGCCCTCGTGGCCGATGAGCCGCTCGAATGCCGTATCGAAGTCCATGTCTACCGCTCCGTCAACTCGCCGAAGTCGGTCGGCCTGCCATCGCGCTTGTTGCGCTTGAACTTCAGGTAGTAGCCCAGGCACACCACCACGATGCCCCCGCGCAGAACCAGCGCCGCGTTGTAGGCAGCCATCATGGGAAGGTCGCTGAAGGAGTACATCGCCGAGACGATCAGCGACAGGATCATGGCGATCAGCCCGACCTTGATGAGACCTCCCTCGTCGATGCGCGGGCTCATCACCACATAGGTCAGCGCGCCGGCTGCGGCAACGCTCAGGACGCCATTGAGTGCGGCTTGCATGTCACTCCTTTCGGCCCCGGACCCAGGGCAGGAAATCGGACAGCTGCAGGGTTTTGGTCCAGCCGACGACCATGGCCACAACGTTCATGCCGAACATGCCGGCTGCGAACGCCAGCGCGCCTTTCATCGCCGGCGACGTGAGGCTGAAGAACTCGCTCAGCGCCGGGCTCAGGTAGGCGGCAATCAGGAAGCCCGACAGGACGTTGACCAGTCTTTCCCACCAGGTGCTGCCAGGCGTGCCTCGCAGCGCCACCAAGGATCCAAGTGCGGCAGCCACGTACGGGCTGCTCCATGCCTTTTCGGGGTCGATGTCCATCTGGAACCCTGGCTCAGGCGTATTCGTAGATGATCACGATGCCCTGGCGACCAGCACCGCCAGAGGTGCCCCCTTGCGAGGCAAACGTGGCCGGGCCCGAGCCGCCGCAGCCCCATGAAGAGGCGGCGTTGCCCGCGGCGTTGGTATTGGTGAAAGGTGGCGCTGGCCCCATACCAAGGGCCGATGAGCCGCCAGCCATGCCCGCGACCTGCGAATCGGAAAATCGCATGATGATGGTGGCGGGCGTTTCCCCTACCGTC